CTATATGGAAGTGTAATCCCTGGAAATGAAACAGCTGTTACATATAACGGTAACTGTGAAGACTCTACAGCAGTGGATTGTGCAGTTTCTGGATGGTCAGACTGGTCTGAATGTGTAGAAGGAAGTCAAACTAGAACCAGAACTATAATAACCCAGCCTAGTAACGGAGGTGAAACATGCCCAGTATTATCAGAAACTCAGTCATGCACAGGATACGTTAGAATAAGTTACATAGTTAACCTACAGGGAGGAATTTCACCTGGTGGTTTTGAAATTAACACTCAAGCAGGTAATGTATTCTCTACATCATATACCGATAGCGGTTACGTAGATGTTCCCTACAATAGTTTAATTACATCTACAATATATGCCCCAGTTGGAGATACTTCAAGTGGCCAAACACCTACATTCTACACTAGAGTAGTAGCTACTGATAACGGAGGTGTAATTGCTGATAGCGGAGTACCAACTTCTAATGCATCTTCTACTATCAATTTCTACGCAACATCAGATGTAGCTATACAAGCTGATGGTACTGTAAACAGCAATGGAGGAGGTGGAGAAGTAATACAATAATAAAATAAAACAATATGTGGTTATATCAAGAACAAGAAGTAAAAGAATTAACAGATATGCCGGAAAATACTTTCGGATTTATCTACGAAGTAACTCATATACCGACAGGTAGAAAGTACCTAGGAAGAAAACAATTAATATCAGTACAGAGAAAAGCACTAGGAAAAAGGGAACTAGCACTTCTAACTGATAAAAGAGCATCTAAGAAAAAGACAGTCACAAAAGAGACTGACTGGAAGACATATTACGGATCACATCCGGAAATAAAACAGATGATAAAAGATAAAAAACAGTCGGAATTCTCAAGAGAAATCCTTATCTTTGTATCTTCTAAGAAGCAACTTACCTACTACGAAGATAAGTACCTATATATGAAAGGAGTTATTGAACCAGGATCAACCTACTTTAACGATAACATATCAGGTCGATTCTTTAAAAAGGATTTTTTATGATCAAACTACTTAACCTACTGGTTGAAACTACACCTGGTTTAGATTACCATCTAAAACACAACCTGCCTTTATCTGAGAATATCTACAGGTATTCTTCTGATAGCTTTATCCAATTATTCACTGAAGCAAGACTACTGCACAGAGACGGTAATTTACACCTATGTGAAGAAGATAGAGCGCTATTAGAGGAAACAGATTTAGGACTATATGGTGAGTACGAAGGACAAAGAGTACCTTTGGATTTACCAATGTTAGAAGTAGGAGATACTATCGAATGTGAAAAGTGTGACCATAGTTGGGAAGTACGTCCTGAGGACACTCATCCAGCCCTATGTCATAGCTGCGGATACGATAACGAACGCAACGTATACGATATGAAAGCACTTGAGGCTTGGAAGAGCATGCAAGAGGCTGAGTATCAAGGAAAAGAGGTACAGCTAAACAAACCTAAAAGAGGAGGATCTAAGAAATTTTACGTATACGTAAACAATCCTAAAACAGGTAAAGTAAAGAAGGTGTACTTTGGAGACACTACAGGACTATCAGTTAAGATTGATGATCCAAAAGCTAGACATGCATTTGCAGCTAGACACAAGTGTGCAACTGAAAGAAACAAACTATCACCAAACTATTGGGGATGTAATATAGGAAGATATTGGAAGTCGTTAGGAGGATCTAAGAATTTTAGCGGATATTGGTAGAATGAGACCATACAAAGAGTTACAGACCCAGGAACACCTTTACAGGAAGTTCACACAAGATATATCGGAGGAGGAATTAGTGTGGCATAGAGATAGGAACGATAGAGAGGTAACTATAATGGATTCGACCGATTGGATGTTCCAATTTGAGGACCAACTACCATTTACTCTAAAAGACACGCTATTTATACCCAAAGATACCTACCATAGGTTAATCAAAGGTACAGGAACATTAAACGTACAGATACAAGAATATTAAGATGAAAAGATCAGAACTAAGAGAGATAGTTAGAGAGGCACTTCAAGGGTACTCAAAGTATACAGGTAAAACTCAAGGAGGTACTTCTGCAGACTTTATGAAGATACTTACTGCTATTGCTAAAGGAGAACCAACTCAAGTAGAGAAAGGTAACGCAGTATTGGATAAAGCCAATCCAGATAATGTAGCTAAAATATTAAATGGAGAAAAACCAGTTTACGAAGCTACAGAGGGTAAGGTATTCACTAAAGCAGAACTACTTAGATACCTTTCTGAATTAGATCCAAAAAGCATTTTTAAGATATCAGGAGTAGAGGGTAGTGGTAACAGATCTACATACTCAAACTCAGTAAAAAACTGGCAAGCAAAAGGTGATGATTTAGTTGATGCAGAGTATGAAATGCAAGCACCTGATTCTTTCAAAACAGACGCAAAGGTATTCAAATCAGATACATCACAACCACCTTCTGAAAAAGCAGTAAGAGGTATGATGAGAGGACAAAAGTAATATGGGACTACTACTATCTTTACTAAAAGAAGTGATTACTCCTTCACAGGAATACCAAGAAAGAGTAAACGACATAATCGATCAAGGAGGTGAATTTCTAGGATCAGGTGATTATGGTTCAGTATACCAAGTAGGGGATAAGGTGAAGAAAGTAACCTCAGATGAAGTGGAGATTGAACATGCAGAAATCCTAAAAGGAAAAAGCACTCAATACTTCGTACCAATTATAGATGTAGAGGTTGTTAATCCAAAACTAGCAATAATTACGATGCCAAATATGAAGCCATTTACAGGTGAAGTATCGGATGAGTTTATAGCTAAATTAAACAAAGAAGCAAGCGAAGTGGGAATAGATCCTGAGGAGCTAGATCTTAGACCAGATAACTTCATGTTAGATAGTCAGGGTAACCTAAAAATGACAGACGTATAAAAAAATAGAGAAAGGCTTGTTTATTCAAGTCTTTTTTTGTATATTAGGTTATTAACTAGTTACGTAAATAAATGAGTAGTCAAATACTATTAGGTTTTATCGAGAATGTGTTAGGCAAATCCCACAAAAGAGCTAGGGAGAACTATGCATTTACTTGTCCTAAATGTAACCACCATAAACCAAAACTAGAGATCAATTTTCATACCAATGAAAAAGGAGAAAATCCTTTTGAGTGTTGGGTATGTGGATTCAAAGGAAGAACTATTAAGTCCCTACTTAAACAACTACAGGTTCACGAAATACTTAAGTACATAGGTAAAGGAGAGGAGAGATTCTATGCTCCTGTCAAAGCAGTTGAACTACCAAAGGAGTTCCAATCAGTATACGAATCATCACCAACTAGTGTCATAGCTAACAAAGTTAAGAATTACTTATACAAAAGAGGGTTTACTGATCACGATTTCTTAAAGTACAATATAGGATACTGCACATCAGGAGAATATGCAGGACGTATCATAGTACCATCATATAACGAGAACAACCAACTTAACTTTTTTGTAGCAAGGACTTTCGAGAATGCATACCACAAATATAGAAATCCTGAAGCATCAAAAGACATTATAGGATTTGAGAACCTAATTAACTGGAATATGCCAATTATACTAGTAGAGGGTGTATTTGATGCTATTGCAGTAAAGAGAAATGCAGTTCCAATTCTAGGTAAATCAATCTCAAACAGCCTACTGAAAAAGATAGTATCCAGCAGAGCAGAGGATATATACATTGCATTAGATAAAGATGCCTTTAAAAAGGCACTCCAATATACAGAACAATTTTTAAACATGGGTAAAAAAGTATATCTAGTTGATATGCAAGACAAAGACCCGAGCGAGATGGGATTTGAGAATTTCACTCGATACGTACAACAAGCCGAAGAGATGAACCTAGGTAAACTCATACGGTATAAACTATCATAATATGATACAAAAAGGAAACAACATCCTATCAGAGCATGCTAAGAAGAGGTTAGATTTTCAACCAGAACTTAAACAAATCAATTTTCTAGATCGAAGAGTGTATCAGAGATCAGAAGGAGTA